AAATGCCATAAAAACGGCAAAAAAGGATGTGCAAACGAACATATCCAACGAAATCCGTGCGGCTGCAATGGAGTTTGAGGCATTGGCTAAAAGAAACGCAGCAAACAACGGCGGTGACCAAGGGGGATTGCAAAAGTCAATTGGCCATCGTCAAATCAATGCGTTGACATATGAGGTTTTTGCTGGCATATCATATGCCCCATTTGTAGAGTTTGGGACAAAAAGTAAGGTCAGAATTGAACCGGGGTTTGAAGATGTGGCGGCCCAATTTAGGGGGCAAAAGGGGACAGGGACATTGTCATTGATTGAGGCAATAAAAGCATGGGTAAAGCGAAAAGGGATTGCTAAAGGCAAAGATGCTGATCGGGCGGCATTTAACATTGCCCGTTCAATTTACCGAAATGGTATTTCGCCAAAGCCCTTTTTCTATAAGAATGTTGCCCCAGTTCGCAGCAACTTATTGACACGAATAAAAGCAATAATTGATGGCGTATAAAGAGGCAATATATGAATTGAAAACCGAATGGTTCAAACTGCTCAATGGGATCAGTTTGCCCGTTTACAAGGATTCGGTCCCAATCAATCAGATCACTAACTATGTTTTGATTAGGTCAGAGGGGTCAACGGACACTGGGATCACCAATACAGGTTTTTTTCGGTCTGTGGTGATTGTGGTTGAAATCAATTGCAAAAATCCAACAATCGGAAACTCGGTAACTGCATATGAAGTCGCTCAGGAAATTAGTGACCTGATTTTGTTGAGTCCAAACACTTTTGGAATAACTTTGACAAATCACCAAATCACTCAAATAACACTACAAAGCGAAGACGAAATATACGAAGATGATGGAAGCACAAAAATCTTCCGTGTCATAAAAAGATTTGAGCATTTTCTAACACAAAAATAAAAAGTACAAAAATGGCTGCTCCAACAACAATCTCCGGGTCGCTGATGTTCATTGAATATTCAGATACTCCGGCTGGTGCAAAAAAGTCGGCTGTTTGTCAAAGTGAGGGATCATTTGACGGCAGTCGCAACGTAGTAAGTGATGAAACAAACTGCGGAGTTCTGAAATCTATGGGTCCAGCAAACAACCGATTCACATTGAATGCCGTTGTTGATTTGGCCCCTGATGCTGGTGAGGCAAGCTACAATGACTACCAAGCATTGTATCAGAACAATACCCAAAAGTATTGGCATCTGACAGATTCTAACAATGACCTCTATCATGGCGGTTATGGTTGGATTGCTGCCCTCGGCCAACAAAATGTGTCTGGTCAAACTGCAAAGTTCACCATGACCATTGAAATTGATGGTGACATTGATATTACACCTCAGTCTTAATAAATCACAAACACATGAAACAAACGCAACACACAATTGGAGGGGTAGAATATACACTGGACTTCGGTAGGTTGTGGTTTTCCAAATTCTTTGGTGAAGCCACGGCCTCCGATCCACTCCAAATGTCAGAACTATTGACAAAGCCGGACAAGCAATTCGATTTCATTTGTGGAATCGTTTATGCTGGTATCAACTGCCACAAAAAGGTCACAAAGGACACCAATTTGGTGACAATGGCCCAATGTCAGGAATGGGTCGGTGAAATGACCGACACAGATGCCGCTTTGTTGATTACAAAGTTCGTTGATGCTCAAAAACCGGCAGAACCGGGGGAAGGGCAACCCCAAGTGAATCCCTAACTTGGGACGAAATAAGGGCCGAAGCATTCGGCCAAATGGGATTGATGCCTGACCAATTCTATGACCTTGAGTTCGGGGACTATTTCCTGATGCGAAGGGGTTATATTGACAAGGTCAAAGTTGACAGTCAATTGTTGCGGTTTCAGACTGCCCTGATATGTGAAGCATTTTTGGGCAAAGGTCAGGGGACAAGGTTTGTCATGGAAGCATGGCAATTGGAGGAAAAAGTTGAATTGACAAGGGAACAAGTCAAACAGGCATTGAAAGAGAAACGGGAACGGGAGGAATTGGCAAGGCTTAAAAAACAGGGCAAAATCTAATGGCGAATCAATTAAATATACAGGTCGGGGCCGATGTTTCTGGTGCCATTAGTGGCCTAAATCAATTAGAAACAAAAACGGCCAAGGCATTTAATGAGGTTAGGCGGTCATCGGGTGCCGCTCAACAAACGGTCTTAAATTTTGGCCGTGTCATTCAGGATGCTCCCTATGCCGTAATTGCTGGCAATATTGGAGCCATTGCCAACAACATTGACCCACTCGTTGAATCATTCACACGGGCAAGGCAACAGGGTGGCACATTTGGTGGAACGTTAAAGGAAATCGGTAAGTCATTGATTGGTCCGGCTGGTATCGGTTTGGCCATTTCAGCGGTCACATCGGCATTGGTTTTGTGGGGTGGCAGATCTAAGCAAGCCAAAAGCGACACGGATGACTTTGCCAAGTCATTGCAAAATGCAAAGGCACAGGCGGTTTCAACTGGGTTGCAATTGCAACAATTTGTTGACACTGCTAAAAATAGCACCATTCCACTTGAGCAAAGGAATGAAGCACTAAGGAAAGCCAACGAAATCCTTGGCAAATACGGGGAAACATTAACCCTGACCAACATTGCAACGGCTAAGGCCACCGAATTGGTCAAAAACTATACTGAGGGACTGACTGCCCAAGCGTTAGCAAATCAGTTTGCCGACCGGGCTGCAACCTTGTTAATCAAACAAGCGGATGCACAAAGCAAAGTCACAAAGGCACAGGACGAATACAATAAGGCACAACAGGCTTTCATAAATAGACCAGCATTAAGCGTAAGGGATCAGGAATTGGGCCGTGGGTTGGTATTTATCACCCAAAGAAATCAGGCCCTAAAAAACCTAACTGATGCCCAAACAGATTATTCAAATGTCACCAAAGAGGTTGTTGACATACAAAAGCAATTCAATGAGCAAGCCCAAAAATCAACATCATTGCTTGGGGCTGTTGGGACTAAGGCAAAAGAGGTAAAAGTTGGTGACTTTGATTTCATTGCTGGGATTCAGGCCGGATTGAAAGGTTTTGAGGATGCGTTAAAGGTTATATTAGGTCGGGCAATTGATATTGGCAAAATAAAAATTGCCGTTTCTGGTGTTGCATTTGAACCAAAGCCATCATTTTTTGAACAATTACAAAGTCAAACAAGCGAAAAGATTGCCAAGGCATTCCCAGAGGCTTTTCAATTTAAGGTTGCGGCCACAATTGACAAATCAACATTCGATTCATTAAAAAGGGTTGTTGAAATAAACAACCTAATTGGTGACCAAATCAAAAATGTTGTTGGGTCGGCAATCAATAGTTTATTTGATGCGTTAAAACGTGGCGAAAATGCTTTCAAGGCATTTGGAAATGCAGCAATCAATGCCCTTTTGGGGGTGATTGAAAAGCTATTGGCAACGGCTGCGACTGCGGCAATTTTAAGTTTTATATTTCCGGTCACTGGGGTTGGTGGTGCGGTTGGGTTTCAAAACATATTTAGTAGCTTATTGGGATTCCGTGCAAATGGAGGCCCTGTTAGTGGAAATTCGCCATACATTGTGGGGGAAAGGGGTCCGGAATTGTTTGTACCTTCGGTGAGTGGACGAGTGGTGCCAAATAACCAATTGGGATCATTCAATGGCCGTTCATCATTCGCAACGGGTGGTGGTGGCCGTTCAATAGTTCGTGGAACAGACATTTTGCTTGCAAGTGCAAGGACACAAAGATCAATCAGCCGAGTAAATGCCTAAAGTATACATTGGAAGGTTTACGAATAGTCAGGTTCTATATTCTGACAACTCCGACTTTGGACAAGAGGTGATTGTCAAAATCATTGATGTCACTGATACATCCGATCAGGAAATTGAAATTGAATTGGCTGACAACCCGGTCACAATCCGGGTGATTGACAACAATGAGGACAAGTTTACACCCATCCGGTCGAAGGCTTGCGAATTGCGGTTGCATACATCCCCAAACATTAATATTATGACATTTGGGGGTGGTGGTGACAATCAATACAAAGTCCAAATCCGTATGGATTCGAGCGACTTGGATGTGTTTGAGGGTTGGTTGTCAATTAGTGATTTGCGTCAGGATTTTCAGCCTGATCCGAATGTATTGGTTTTGACGGCTACCGATGGCCTTGGGTTTTTGAAGGATGTGCCGCTAACTGATTACAATGGCAACACATTCAAAGGCCCAAATCGGTTGGCTGATTACATTGCCGGATGTTTACGCAAAACCGGGTTGGAAAAGTCGCTAATTGCCGAAATGAATGTCCGAGAATCAACCCAAGTTGCCAGCTATTTGGGGCATATGTATCACACAATTTATGTGGATGCACAAACCTTTGCGACAAGCATACAGGAATATCAAGATTGTTTTACGGTCCTTGAAAGGATATTGGGCGAATATTGTGAGTTGAGTCAGCAAAAAAATGAATGGTATATCCGTGCCATTGACGAATTTGACGCACAGGATAGCATCCAAGTCCGATTCAATTCCGCTGGTCAGATACAAAGCCAGTTGCCCATTGTTGCCTATGACAAATTGATTGGTTCAAACATGGCCCTTTATCAAATGGGTTTCATGAATGACGATGCAAGCATGAGTTTGCAAAGGCCGTACAAATTTGTCAAACACATTTTCAATTTTGAATTGCCGGAAGAGTTGCCATGCAATATTGATTTTAATCGAGGTGACTTCATTGCAGATTTGCCTGACGAAACAATTGACGGCAAAACCTACACGGCAAAGAGTTATGAAGTACAATGTTGGGACCCTCTTTGGTCAAACACCAGTTCAGACGATTACCAAGATACAGGCATATACATAAAGAAACTATTTGACGAATTTGGCAACCAGTTTGCACATTCGTTGAATTTAGATGACAATGCGAGCCGATTTACATTTGTAATGTCGGAACCAATTCCAGTACAAGCCAAGGACAAATTTGAATTGAGTTTGGAACGGCGGTTGAGTTCTGATGTAACTGGGTCCGGGTCATTTATTGACCTTCACGTTCAAGTCCGTTTATACGGATCAAATGGAACATTTTGGACACACGATTCGGGAACATCAGTTGATCCGCAACGTGCATGGGTTCAATGCACTTCAACATTCAGAACAAACCAAAAATATTTTGCCATTGAGGGGGATGTTGTAAATGATTTAACTGAGGCCATTGGGTTGTATAACGGCGAGTCGGCTGAAATTCCCGTCAGCGGTGAAATCCGCATTTTGTTGTATCGGTCAAGTCTTTACGGGAATACCCGTGACACATATTTCAGCAATGTGCAATTTGAATACATCCCATGGGTAAATGGGTCCTATCGGCAATACACTGGACAGGAACACCAAGTTGAGCAGTCGGGTGACTATAAGGCAAGCCGAGAGGAAAATGTTTATATTTCAGATTCCCCAGCCCGTGTGTACAAAGGGGCATTGCAAAAGGTGACCGGGACATCCGTAATCTATACGGGGTCGGTTCAATTCAATGATGGCAACCAAATGGTCATTTCGGGCAACCAATTGGTGAATTTCAATGTTGGCACTGACATTGTGATTACCGGGACGGTTAGCAACAACATCACAACAAAGATTGTTGCCAATTACTACAACCCATTGTCAAACAATAGCTTGATTACCGTGTCGGGTACATTTACAAATGAGATTGTCAGTTGCACCATTTCAAAAAACCTTTTCGGACTGACTGAAGGGTTTTACAATGGGGCGGTGTTCCCATCCGGCCCTCCCGATCCGACATTTGTAAAGCCATACGGACAGATACAAAATGAAGCCGTTTGGAACCAATTTAACCGGGTTTTTACGGCCTTTGAGGGGACAATTGACGGATTGGACACCTATGTCAAAGACGGCGAGGACAGGATTGACATACCCGATTTGATGCACTCATTTTTCATTATGGATGCCCACCCAGCGACCAACAACAAAAAGTTTAAATTGTTGCACATGGATCAAAACTATGACCTTTGTGAGTGGGGGTTGTATTTAATTGAGGTTTACGATTCAACAATCCCGAAAGTCTACACCGGGCATTCGTTCAAATTCTTGCAAAATGACAGATAATAAAGCGGTAAACGGCAGACAAATGATTGCCAGCATAAAGGTCGGGGCCAGTTGGTTCCCGGTGTTTTGTGCCAAATCTTGTTCGTTTGACTTCTCAAATGAGATAATTTTGCGGACTGGGGTCAATGACGGCCTTTTCCCAAAACGTAGGGTGCGGCGGTCAGATTGGTCAGGTTCTGCGGCTGGGGTTATCGTAACTGATAACACGGCCAACCGATATTCTCCGTTTTATTTGTTACAGGATGGGGTGCGTAGAAGTGAAAGGGAATGGCAATTTGAGTTCACCAATTTGGACGGGGATGTGAAAACCATTGAGGGTTTTGCCCTTGTTGAATCATTGCCGTTGACTGGGGATGTCAATGGGTTTGCCCAAGCATCCGTGAACATAGTCGGAACGGGCGCATTCACAATTGATGCCAGCCCGTCCAGTGGTCCGGATGACGAGAATGTTGATAGCGACTATTGGAACACAACGGCCGGTGCCAATTCAATCAGTGGGTCATCTGTCAATTCAAAGTCAATTATTGGCAAAACGGTGTTGGCAGTGGCCCGTGAGGGTACGGTTTACGATCCAATTTTTTCGGGTACTGCAACCAATCGTTTGGCCCGTGTCAATAGCGGTGCCGGATCGGTGACATTTGATTCAAATATACCTTTCAACCCCGGTGAAACAGTCTGGGTAATGTGGAAAGACTAATGACACAAAGTTTCGTTTACAATACAACCCCCGGTCAGCCGTTTCTTTATGATTCGGAGATTGCCTATGTGAATTTGTTGTTTTGTTCAAGGGAGGGTTTGGAATATGATGTGGTCATGTCAAATGACCCGTTTTATGCAATTGGGAGCCGTCAGGTTCAATATTCCGATGCCTTTGGGTATCTCAAATTTGCCAGTAACTTCAATCCGGGTGAAACAATACAAATAATAATCGGAGATATATGAAAAAATACCTATTGGCGGTCCTATTGTTGGCCTCATTTCAATCGTTTGGGCAGTTTCTTAACTACACCAACATCAATGGTCGTTACAAATGGATCGCTGGCAAATTCGATTCGACATTCACAATTCCATCCGGCACAACCCCAAGTTTGCGGGTAGGTGGCGGCACTGGTCCGGGTGCCTTGTTTTATCGGACAACCGATTCAACGGTTTACCAATACACCGGCACACAATGGATAAAATTGAGGGCTGGGGTAAGTCCAACGGATACGGCTGGCATTTGGATTTCCAATGTGTATCGTCAAACCGGTACGGATTCGGTGTTTTATGTAAAAGGTGGCACATCCACATTTGCCTTCCGTGATTCCATCGGCAATGTCGGTGGTGGCGGTGGTGGTGGTAAAATTTATTATTTTAATGGTGGTGTCAATTTGGGAACATTTGCGGGGCTTACTATGTATGAATTGGGTGACACTGCGGTAACTTCTGCGGCTGCGAATTTCACCCGTTCAACAACTGGTAATTTGGCCAATTTTATCACAGATGTCAACCGGCCCGGATTGTTGCAAATTCCGGCTGGTGTTTGGACGGTTGATGCTTATTTAAGTGAAACGGGTGGTGGTTCAAACCATGCTCAAATTTGGATTGAGGTTGAAAAATGGGACGGAACATCAATCACAACCATTGCAACATCACCAATTGAAGAAATCACAAACGGAAACGTCATTGACCTTTACACTTGGGGGGTTTCAATTCCGACCACAACATTGGCGGTGACTGACCGAATCATCATTCAGTTTTATATCACAAACACGAACGGCAAAACGGTGACACTATACACCCAAAATGGCTATATTGGTGAGGTTCACACAACATTCACAACGGGTATTGGGTCATTGAACGGACTGACTGCCCCAACCCAGTATTTTGCAACGGGGACAAGTGGGACGGACTTTGCCATTTCAAGTTCAACGGCAACCCATACTTTCAACCTACCAACTGCATCAGGTTCAAATCGGGGTGCTTTGAGTTCGGCAGATTGGACTACATTCAACGGAAAGGTCGGAGGTTCGGGTACTACCAACTACGTACCTAAGTGGACAGGTTCTACTGCATTGGGGAACTCACAGATATTTGATAATGGAACACAAATTGGGATAGGGACAATTTCTCCATTAACATCTGCATTTGCTCAATTTCAAAAAGACCAAAATTCTATTACACAAGTTGTAGTAAGAAATGATAATTCTGGTACAAATGCTCAATCAGGATTTGCTGCATATAATTCAGCATTCAATAATACTGGGGTTGTAATTTTAGCCAAATACGGAACTGGTTTTAGTGGGTATAAGATAATATCTGCAAATGATGGAGGTATATATAATTCACAAGGTGACATTTTTTTCCTTAATGATAACCCAAGTGGAAGAATTAAATTTAATACTGGCAATAATAGCAATGTTCAAATGGTTGTTTTCCCAACTGGTAATGTTGGGATTGCAGTAGGTACAACCGATGCGGGTTACCGTCTTGATGTGTCAGGCACTTTCCGTTCTACCTTAGATGCCAACATAAACGGAGCAACATTTGGTACTCGTTCTACAAATGGAATTGCAATTGGTCAATCTGCTTTAAATGCAGTAACTGGAGATTGGAATGTTGCCATTGGATATAGAGCAGCAAGATTAACAACGACTGGAACATACAACATAGCATTAGGAAGTAATGCTTTAGAGAATAACACTACCGGAGGTTATTCGATAGCGATAGGTCCTTCAGCATTACAAAATATGACATCCTATGGCAATATTGCCATCGGAGCTGATGCTGGTAAAACAATTACAACTGGGGCTTTAAATTTGATTTTTGGTGGAAATCCGGGATTTACAACTGGTTCACAAAACATTTCAATAGGCTCATCAACAACAGGTATTACAACTGGTTCATATAACGTATTGATTGGTCAAGGAATCACAGGTCTCTCCTCTTCCCTCTCCAATACAATCATATTAGCAGATGGACAAGGGAATCAGAGGTTGTATATTAACAATAGTGGAAACGCTGCTATCGGAACATCAACAATAATTAGTAAAACAGGTAGATGGTTACAAATTACTGCTACATCAAATGTTGAATCTTCATTAGTATTAAATAGAACAGGTGGAGTTTCAGATGCAAGATGGGATTTGTATATACCTGCAAGTTCAAATGCTTTGCGTTTGTATAATTCAAATGCAGGTGATATTGCAACATTTACAAATAGTGGGCGATTACTTTTGGGAACAACTACCGAATCGACGTTTTTGCTTGATGTCAACGGTACAGTAAGGACAAGCAGTTTCTTTCAATTTGCAGCGGGAACACGTGGTATATTAGCAACAGATAGTTATCTATCAATATTCCAAACAAATGCAAGCCTATCAACTATTGTCGCAAATAGTGTTCGCTCTACTGCAAGCAGTTCAGAGGTTCAAAAATCTACTGCTGACCCAGCAAGTTATCTTCGATTAAACTATCAAGATGGTATAACCTTCCACACTAATTTGACAGGTGCGGTTAGTACGGCATACGCAGAAACTACAAACGAAAGAATGCGGATAACTTTGGGTGGCTCAGTAGGTATCGGAACTACCTCACCAAACGCATCTGCTTTGTTGGATGTGTCAAGCACCACAAAAGGTTTCCTACCTCCGAGAATGACCAATGCTCAAATGGTGGCAATCGCAACCCCAGCCGCTGGGTTGGTTGTTTACGATACCACTAACAATAAATTGAACGTATATGATGGAACAAACTGGGTCGCAGTACATTAATAACCTTAAATAAAAACAAATGAAAAAAGCAATCATTTTCCTTTTCGTCTTGGCCTTTGGGTCGGTAAATGCCCAAACCATTGACACAACCGTTACCAGCATTTCAGCGGTCAAAATTCAGCCAATCAAAGCCCAATTTAGTGATTCATTGATGTCCACTCATTTGGGGGTTCGGGTTATTGCAGACGATCTCAAAACATCTGCAACTCTTTATTGGGAATTGCTGATGTCAAACGGGGCGGTTTCAGTCAATGGGAACTACACAATCCAAGGTCAGGAATATACCGACTGGTGCAACAATTCCACCCCTTGCAATTTGTGGCCGTTCGTATTGGTTGGACGCAAATACAATCTTACCTTTATTGAAACAAAAAAATAAACAATGAAAAAACTACTTCTCACACTCAGCATTTTTGGTCTGTTCGGATTTACAACACAAACAGAACCGCAAACCGTCAAGTTGGAACTTTCCGTTGAGGAAGTCAATTTGATATTTGAAGGCCTTGGGGAACTTCCGGCCAAAAAGTCGGAAGGGCTACGGGCAAAACTTTATCAGGAAGCAAAAAAACAATTGGAAGCGAAATGAATCAGGAATTGCTGATTTTTTTGATTGGTCAAGGGGCTGCCATTCTTTATGGGTGGGTCAAAATTAATACCCAAATGACAATCAAATTGAAGGAATTGGACATCCGATTGGAACACATTGAAAAAAAGGACCAAGATGTGAGTCAAAAATTGGATTCCATCTTCAACAAAATCAGTGAAATCCAATTGGAATTGCAAAACAAACAAAACCGTGATTAATATGAAAAGTTGGAAAACAACAATTGCTGGGGTGGCCGTAGCGGTCATTGCCCTTTGTACGTATCTTGGATGGATCAGTGGTGAGCAAGCCGGACAGATTACTGCCGCCTTGACTGCCCTCGGTCTGATTATTGCCAAGGATGGTGATGTGTCCGGAAAATAAAACCACATGATCAAACAAATAGCAATATTGTCAGCATTCTGCACAATAGGTTGTGCATCTGAAAGGCAATTCCATAAGGCGGAGGCCAAACTATCCCAAGGGGGCCGATTAGCGAAGATTTGCGCCGATCGGTTCCCTTCACGGGATTCCATTGTGTATTCGGTCCGTATTGACACGGCCTATGAGGGGGAATACATATTCGACACCATTCGGACCATTGACACGGTGTACATCACAAAGACCGTCCCAGTCACCAAAACCATCGTCAAGACCAAAACCATTGTGAAGGAAAACACGGCCAAGATTGAGGCCGTCCAATTGGCTTTGGAGGCTTGCAACAATGACTTTATGGAAATGAGTTTGGGGATGTTGGAGGAGCGGAAGGAATTGGACCGAATGAAACGGCTGGCCCGTGAAAGGTTGGTGATTTTATGGATTGTGGTGATTTTGTCGGTATTATGGACATTCCGTAAATTTATCTTCAGGTATGCTAACTGACCAACAAATCAGGGCCAAATACGGCGAACCGGGTGACCTTGACAATTTCGTTGTCATTGACTTACCCTATCCGATGCGGATTGCGTGGGACACAAAGGCGGTTGTGAAGCGGATGCAGTGCCACAAATTAGCAGCCAACCCGTTCAAAGCCGTTTTTAGTGATTTACTTGCCCATTACGGGCTTCCGGAACTACAAAGGTTAGGGATTGACCTTTTCGGGGGATGTGTCAATGTAAGGAAAATGAGGGGGTCTACAACCCGTTGGTCCCGTCATGCTTGGGGCATTGCGATTGATCTTGACCCAGCCCGGAACGGACTGAAAACAAAGAAACCCATTGCCCAATTCTCAAAGGCAGAATATAAGCCAATGTTGGACATCTTTGCCAAACACGGGTTTGTTGGATATGGCCCGGCCAAAGATTACGATTGGATGCACTTTGAGTTGGCATCTTAAACACCACAAATGACAAAAATTTCAGTTGTTCGGCAGTATCGGGACAAATACCCGGACTTCCCTTCACTTAAACTTGCCCGAATTATTTACAACGAAAATTCGGCCTTGTTTACAAAGGTGGAAACTATCCGCAAAATGCTCATGAAGATTGAGGGCAAAGGGGCTGACCGAACCAAGGTCACCCATAAAACCGAACACCGCCCATTCAATCCGTACAAACTACCGGAGTCAGATGAAACGGCATTTGAGCCGTATGTGTTGAAGGGCCACAATCGTATTGCTGGCCTTTTCGATATTCACGCACCTTACCACTCCATCCCGGCCCTTACGGCTGCCCTTGACTTTGCCAAAAAGGAAAAGGTTGATGGGGTTGTCCTTGGGGGTGATTTGTTTGACTTTCACGGGTTGTCCCGGTTCTTAAAGGACCCACGGAAAAAGAATTTTGCCGAGGAATTGTCAATTGGTTGTCAGGTGATTGAGGTGATACAAAAAACCCTCAACTGCCAAATCTATTTTAAGTATGGCAACCATGACGAAAGATACCAACACTACCTTTGGCAGAAACTGGGTGAATTGCACGGGGTTGAGGACTTTGAACTGAACAACCTGATTACCAAACGGGTGCCGGGTATTAAGTTTATCACGGACAAACGGATCATAAAGGCCAACGATTTGAACATCGTCCACGGCCACGAATTTGCCAGTTCAATCATTTCCCCGGTGAACATTGCCCGTGGCCTTTATTTACGGGCCAAGGCCAACACTATTTGCGGCCATCACCACCGAACCAGCGAACACACTGAGCAGAATATTGAGGGCAAGATTGTCACCACTTGGTCGGTAGGGTGCCTCAGTGAACTTCACCCACAATATATGCCCATCAACTCATGGAATCATGGGTTTGTTATTATTGATTTGCACGGAAACAAAGACTTTGAAGTCAGAAACAAACGCATCTGGAAAGGCCAAATTCTCTAATTGTTGCCGCCGTTATTGAGGATTTAAGACGGCGAGAATCGAAGGGCTTGGAAACGTACGGGACAACAATGGACCGGACGGATTTAAGCCATTCGGAATGGATGCAACATTTATACGAAGAGTTATTGGATGCCGCCGTATATTTGAAAAAATTACAACATGGGACACAAAGACGCACCGATAATCAAAAAACAGATTCAGGAAATGTTGAGCAAGTTGGCACCATCGGAGAGGCTGACGATATTGGAGCCGCTTTGCGAAAAATATCGGAAGGAGAGCCGGACGGAAGTGGAGAAGGATTTGGTGAAGTGGAAGGCGAAGATGAAGATTCCGAGGGTGAGGACCGATTATTGATATGTTCAACTGAGATTGATGCGGCCGTCAATGCTTTATATGCCATCGAAGGCAAGGACGAAATGTTAATGAGCCATCAGGAACGTAAAATGGTGCAAGAGATTCAAGCAATGTCTATGCACATCACTTACCGGGCATTGGCTGAGATTTACCAATCGGTATTTTACGACCAACTCAATCCGAGTGAATAATTGCGTATAGGATCAAAAGGGTTTCACCAAATACCCGTGCCGTCTGCCCTTCAAAATACTTTTTTGCGTACTGGCTGAAATCTTTGCCGGTTGCGTGGACTTCACGCATCACCCCGGTTGCTTTGTAGGTCTGCACAATAAAGGCACAGGCCATCCGGATTGATTTGTAGTTGCGAAAGGCGGAAATGAATGCCTTTGGGTTTTCTGAGTAAAGACGGGCATAAATTACCGACAAGTCAATAAAACCTTGGTTGGTTACCTCATTAAGCCGTTCGGCTAACTTTACGGGCGAATCTTGCTTGGCCATTTGTCAACTTGTTTTTGAAGGTAAGCGGCATATTCCAACTCAATGTTTATCTTTTCATCGGCCGTCATTTCATTGGGTTTTGGTTTCAATTCTTTGTGCTTATGCCTTGCCCATATACGGTATGCATTCATAATTGAGGCAAAATAAAGGGGGCTGAAGTTTTCGTAACACTTCACATCCTCAACATCCAATTCACCCGACACGGCTAAATCAAAGGCCAATCGAATTTCGTCCGGGGTGTGGCCGCCATAGTTCTTTTGGATAAACTGAATCAACACGGTTTTTTCCCGGTCATTGGGTACGTTGTGGGCTTTGATCCCGACAAGGACCATCGCATAACGGAGGGCCTGTTTTAGCGGTTCGGTGTCCAGTTGGGCAATCCGCTGGGTTTGGAGGGCTTGTTGAAATTTGGCAACCTCACCATTTTTGGAGGGCATCAATTCGGGCATCACTGGTTCCAACCCGATTTGGACTTTCATTAGTTCGTTGATGTGTAGCATATTTGCGTTTGAAGATTCCTTGGTAATTCATTTCCATTGAATAGTCCAACATATCGACGGCAATTGTTTCTGTGTCATTAGATTCCCTAACAATGCGTTTTAAGGCCATTTTAAGACCCATTGGGCGATATTTAGCCAATTTCCTTTCCGTCCTATACTGCAACCATTCAGCCCATTTTTGAGCAAATAAAGGCCCAAATGGGAGTTCGTGGTCAAATATCTGGGTTTGTTTGCTCATTTCCTTCAGGTTTGGGTACATCCCCTCTATATCCGGGCAAGGGGGTTGATCGCATCCAATCAAATCCTTGGTCCAAATTACTGAGGCAATCAAAATGACCCTAAAAGGGTTTACAGGGTCCTCAGTCAATCGGTTCCAGTCCGTTCCACCCTATCCGTGGAGGGGTTTGTCACGGCTTACAATCTACTTGCCCGTCATTGGTTGTCAGGGGTCGACATTGCCAATACTTTATGCCTTCGTAGTGGACTAACCGAACCATTTTATTTGCCATTCCTGTATGGCTGGGTAAAATGGGGCAAAAACCTATAAAAAAAACCGACCGAGGTTCGGCGCTCACAGCCTCCCCCCAATCGGTTTCAATCTTATTCAAAACAAAGCGGAAAATCCGGTGAGCCTTTGTTGTCACAATAATAGTCTTTTTTTGTTACACTGCCAAAAGTTTGCCCACTCTTTTATCCACAGATCTTTGATACCGTACCTTCCAAATGTCATTCCGGTCAAATTCGACATCTTTCATGAGTGGGGTGGCCACCTCAACCAGTTTGTCATAATAGGGTATAAAATACGGGTCTTTAATTTGAAAATGGTCCTCAACGATTTTTGAGTAAAGGACAACCGACGAATGATCTGAATACCCAATCATTTGACCAATTTGGGTGGTTGTTAGTGGAAGGTTTTTGTAGAGATAATACCCAAGGCATTGCCGCATAAAGGAAAGCGAAATTGTTTTGTAAACCCTTGAACACCTTGTCCCGTATCTGCCCTTATTATTTTTACTTCTCCTTAATAGAATCTCAACCGGGACTTCCATTGTTTCACAATACTTTTCAATGATTGCCTTTGCTGTTTTGATGTACTGGATCATTTGATTAATTTGTAGCTGGCATATGTTTTGCCATTTTTGGTGATTGAATCGGTGAAAATTAGGTGTCCGCTTTTCCTTAGGTCAGCAATACGGGCCGCCAATCTGAAGCATCCGAATTTGTTTAATGCTTCAATTGAGGTGATCACTTTACCATCAGAAAGGTAATTGAGAATCTGATCTGTTTGACTTTGCTTTGCCATTTGTTTTGTATTTGGTGATGATTTCGTTTAGTTCCGTACGTGTCCACTTTTTAACCTCATGGCGGTGACTTTCCAACCATTCGACCGCATCCTTTCCGAGTTTCATTATCAGGTGTTTTCGGTAGCCTATCAAATGAAATTCATCGAAGCCGTTGCATCGTTTACATTCGCCATTTACATTCCACTCATGAAACCTAAGGAATGACCCACCTTTAACCGGAACGTAATGCCCAGCATCCATTTGATCAGTCGGCAATGACCGGAAACACGAAATGCAAGTGAAAAACCCATTTCGGCTATCCCTCTCACGGATATAGGTGTTGAATATCCGTTGGGCTTTTGCCGTCAATTTGGGGATTGTTTCAAGTGCCATAATTCAAAGCATTAAACTCGGATTTGCGATACGAAATGATTGTGCGGATGGCATCCAGTTGATGCGTAGCCGTGGCATTTATCCGGTCCAACCAGTTGACAAGGTAGTTTTGATCCTTGGCGGCGGTTCGGACAAATTGGTTGATGGTTGAGGCCGACAACTTTTCATTGTATAGTTTCTCAATGGCCTCACCAATGGCCCCGTTTATTACTGCGTCTTGGTGTTGCTTTGCCTCGGCCAAACATTGCCCGGACTGAGCGACCAAAATTGCAAGGTGCTGGATGCGTTCTAATAGTTCGTCCGGTTCGTTGCCAAACTTACCCTCCAAAAATGATTGGAATTTAGTCGCCTTTTCGGTTAATTGTTCGTGTGTCATTAGAACGGAAGGTCTGTTGATTCAACTTTGGGTTTGAATGTGTTGACTTGGATGTTGTGCTTGGTGCCATCCTTTGACTTCAAAACAGTCAGTTTGATTTGCTCGGCATTTTTGTACTCGGTCAACAGGTTTTGATTTTCTTTGCAATACTGCACCAATTCCTTTGGGTCAATGACCAATTCGGTCACTACAAAATCAGGTGCGTTTTCTCTCGGCTTAAAGGCCCGGATGCCTTTGGGGAATTTTTGTTCCATTTGTTTTTCGTATTTAAGTTTTTCCTTTTCGCGTATCGCGATAGCCATTGCGTAAGTCATAGTTAATAAATTTCATCGTTTATTTCGTCCAACATTTCACACCAGTCAAGGTCATAGGCCGCATCCAATATGCGTTTGCCCAATTCCGAATCCTTGTCCACACCTTTCCAATCCAACACATCAATTCGGAAAAATCCCTGATGTGCAGTATGGTGAAGACTGGCAGGCTCTGAATCCTCCCATTCTACCTCAACGAATAGGTCATATGACTGGGCCGTTTCAGTGCCGTCATCCTGTTCGTCCCATAGTTCAACGGTGATATTTAGCTTTCTCATTTCAGTTTTTTGATGTGTTTGGAAATCTCTTTTTGGGTTGGGTTTTGCACTTGATCCAAAGGTAACTGACGTTCCTCCAACCGAAATTGAAGTTTTTGATAGTAGTCATAATTGGGACACATATCAATTGCCTCAAAAGCCCGTTCCCGTTCCTCGTCATTCATATCCGTTGACCAAACCAATTTCCGCAAAATATCCCGTTCCCCATCGGTTGGGTAGTTGTCCTCCGATGGCTTGGCATTAAAATCCATTTCCTCGGCTGGGGTAGCCTCAAACCCGGCCGCCTTCATAATCCAACTCAAAAGGTTGCGGAATGCCTTACCTGTTGCCCGTGTTTGTGCCATTGAACAAATCGCATATTCGTCCCATTGCCTTTTGTTTGCCTCCTTGTTGGAACATACTGCAATGCCTTTGCCGACCATCATATTGTCCGAATAACGGAACACATTTACCTCGGCGAGGTATTTGATTTGATTGCCGTCTGACAAATCTTGGACAAATTGCAGAACCGGGTAAAGGCCCAGTTGGGAACCGGCGAAGGCCCAAGCCTCAACCATAGGATAATCCTTGCCTTTAATGTTGGCCGTGAGTTTCTTTTCCTTGACGAACCGCTGAAGGATGGCAGCGACTTCGATTGCTTGGGCTGGTTTGCCCAAATCAAATGTGGTGATTTCGTTTGACATGGTGTGTTTGTTTGAGTGTCTAAGTTAGTGAAAAAATGCCCCCAATGTAGAAACATCGGGGTTTACCATTAAACCAACTGCTATATGAGAAAAAATTGCCCCGGAGTTTGATCCAAACCAAACCCAATTGATTTTTTTCTCCGGGGGGTCGGGTCAGTTGATGCTCCCCGTACGCATTAATCGTGGTAAAAGTTTTCAGTACAATCGTATTCAGCCTTTTTGACTGGCCCAGCCTTTGGCCGTTTGGCTCGTTTCTGCTTTCGTTTATGTTCCAAATCCCAATCAAGATAAAGTACATAAATGCCATAGACCATAATGCCCGTAAAAGCTACATAAATAAGGATGTCTACCATGTTTTGAGTATTGGGGTGATTGTTAATTGTTTCAATGCCTGATCGTATGCCTCAAAAAATTCGTCCTCGGTTATCAACTCGGTGTTTTTGTCTTGGGTTGATTCCAACCACACGGTGCCATTGTCGGGCAATTTGTAGTTTGACATCTCAGTCACAAACGAATGTTGCACAAATGTGACCAATGTGTTTTCGTCAATCACCCCGATGTACCGGGTAAAATACTTGTAAAACGATGGGACGGCAATGTGTACCGATTCCGTGGTTTGTTTGGGGATGCTGATTTGCATGGCTTAAAAGTTTTCGATTTGGTTTACGATGTAAAGGATAGCAATCATGATGGCTAAGAATGCCCAAGGGTTGAGGTCTGTTTGTTTTTTCATTGTGGTTGGTTTAGGATTCAAAGATAACATAAACATTTCCACAAAACCAAAAATATTTTTCATTTTCCCGTAAATTTGTTGAATGGAAACAATCAAACCGAAACGAGGACGGACAAAACTGCCTGATAATCAACGCAAAAAGTTGGTTTCAGCATATTTAACAGACGAGGAAAAAAATTTGATATTGGCCGAATTTGGCAGTTTGACAAATGCCGTGAGAGATATTTTGATCCCCCTGATCCTTAAAAAACGAATCATTGGATATTATCCTACCGATCGGGACTGAAAGCCGTTGGAATGACAACGAGTTGCGGTATGCCCTCAGATCAATCGAAAAGAATCTGACCGGGTACGGCAATGTTTTCATTGTGGGCTGGTGTCCCAAATGGGTCACCAATGTCATCCATATAAGAAAAGAGGACCGGCCGGGCAAAAAGCAATTGAGCATTTACTCAAAGGTCGCTGAGGCATTTCGGCATCCCGAATGTTCTGACAAGGCAATAATGTGGAACGATGACCATTTTCTGATGGACAAAATGGATGTGGCAGACTTCCGGTACTGGTACGATGGCACCATTGACGAATGGGGGCAAAAGGCCATTGGCAACTACAAAGGGGCCATCCTTAACACGGCTGGGCTGACTGGACTCAATCGGTACTACACCGACATCCACACCCCGATTGTCTACCAACGGGCCAAATACTTGGCATTGGAGGGATTGGATTGGTCAAAGGAGTATGTGATCAAAACGGCCTATACAATGAATGAGGTCGGGAACTTTGAGTTTTTAGCCGATTTGAAGGTCAATAAGCCGATGCCATACGAACAATGGGTCGGCAAGATTAATGGCCGCAAATGGCTTAGTATTGGCCCATACGGGGTTTGTAATGGTCTGACCCAGTTATTGCGTGAGCATTTCCCCACCCCATCAAAATACGAACAATGAGAATTGTCATCACTTGCCCCAATGTTAATTCAATACATGGTGGCATCCGTGTCATTTTGGAATGGGCAAACCATTTGCATGATTTAGGGCATCACGTTACCATTTTCGACCAAGCCAAGCGAAGGGCCTGTAAATGGTTTCCCGTTAAAGTGCCGATTGCAAATAACTCCTATGTGTTCACAAGATGCGATTGCCTTATTGTGACCAGCCCACACGGGGTGGAGTATTTTGACAAACCGATTGCCAAAAAATTTGGCTTTGTCCAAATGATGGAACACCATTTCCGACCGGACAACCGCAAATGGGCCGAAATGTGTGCCAAGTTTTACCAAACACCATTCCCGATGTTTTCAATTAGCCATTGGAACATTGAGGAAATGACGACAAAATGGGGCCGAACTGGGCTAATACACTACATCGGCAATGGAATCAATTTGCATCAGTTCCCAATTTTGGAACACATAAAAGACTATAAAACCATTTTGATTGAATCCCCTCAGACTTCAAACCCATCCAAAGACCCGGATTTGATTACCTTAAAAGTGGCCAAGCGGTTAAAGGCAGACGGCTACAAAGTGATTGGCTACGGGGCAAATCCGCTGACCATAATGACGGAAGCAGTTGACGAATATTATGTCAAACCCGAATTGGGTCGATTGAATAGTCTATATCAACGGGCCACAATATTATTGAAGGCAACAAAGATGGATGCCCGGTCAACCAGCCCGATTGAGGCAATGACAAAGGGGACGGTGACGGTCAGGGCTATTGAAATGGGTGACGATGATCTAACGATGGAAAATTCCTACCGGTGCCTATACAATGAGCAAATGCTATATGACGAGGCAAAAATTGCACTATCTTCCCATAAATTAACGGATCAAAAGGCCAAAATCTGCCTTGAATATGCCCAACAAAACACTTGGGACAAATGGATCAATAAAATCAACCAAATCATAACACAATGAAAATTTTAATTGTTGCACTCGAATATTTAGAACCGGAATGGGAGCAAACATTCGCCGACATCCAAGCCAGCGGAATCAGTTACGAAATCGTGAGCCGGGACGGGGTGGGTAATATGTCAAGGGCCTTCAATACAATCCTGATGGACCCAACTTGGCAAGTTGATTACCTTTGGTTCGTTACCAATATCCGATTTGATGCGGATGTCCCATTCAAATTGGCCCAAACTTTAGAACGTACCGGATGGGCCGGAATACACCCAGCAATGTCAACCAGTGACCATCGAAGCCATTGGTTGCACCCAATCGGAGTTGAAAAGGAGGCACCATTTATTGAATGGACTGCCCCAATGGTTCGGGCCGATGTGTTTGCTGACAATCCGTTGGACGAAATGTTGCCCTATTATTACATGGATTTGGATTGGGCCTACCGGGTACGGGAACAAGGTTTGAAGGTTGGGGTGGATCACGGGTGTCAAATCCGTCATATTTACCTCAGAAATGCGGAGAATGAACACCCTATTCAACGCATCCGGAAACAATTGAGGGCATATTGGACACCAATAAGCCAAAACCATATGACCCAAAAGTGGGGTAAAGGATGGGAAAAGAAACTTTGGCCTAAATAATAAAACAATGACAACAAAAGAACTACACGGAATCTATCACGAATTGAATTTTTGGAAAGGCTTTGTCAAGACCGAAAGGTTTTTGAATGGCTGGGTCAAAAAGGTCAAGACACCCGAATTGCAACAATCAGTTGCCGATTTCATAAAATCAGTCCCACACAATCAGGTTGCCGATGTCGGGTCGGGCGTGGTTTCAATCCTGAATGGGTTGATTCCGGTCACGGCCATTGATCCACTTGGGGAATTGTACCAACTTGTGTTTGACTACAAAGCCCACAAATTGGCCCATCCTTTGCCATTCCCGGCCGAGGAAATGCCAGCCGTCAACCACTTTGACATTGTGCATTGCTCAAATGCCATTGACCACACCCAGCAGCCTACATTGGCATATGAAAGCATGATGAATGCGGTCAAACCAAAAGGCTATTTGATTTTACAAGGCTTTGAGAATGAGGGCACACACGAAAATTGGCAAGGGTTCCACCAGCATGATATCTATGTAGATGCCAAAACCCTTTGCATCAAAAACCAATTGGGTCAAATGATGATTATGGATGTTGACCCAACACACCTTGAGTTTGTTGAATTTGAAGGCAAACGTTGGTTTATCTGGATAAAACAAAAATGATGAACAGTAAAGTTTTTAACATTGACTGCATGGTTGGGATGGCTGAATATCCTGACAAATACTTTGATTTAGCGGTTGTTGATCCTCCGTATGGGGTAAATTTAAAATATAATAGCTATAATGATACTGAGGAAAATTGGTATGAATTAATGAACAAATTTATTCCTGAAATTAGAAGGATTACTACTATGGTAATCATGCCAAGTTGCTCAATCAAAAAACTTGGTTGGATTTATCAAAATCATGAGCCAAATTGGTTAATTAATTGGTATAAAGGTAGCACAGGACATTCAGCATATGTTGGTTTTAATACTTATGAACCATTGTTGGTTTATGGAAAAATCAAAAAAATATATTTACACGATACTATAAAATTGTCGAATACTGAAAAAATGGGGAATTTCAACCATCCATGTCCAAAACCTATTGATTGGTATAAGCACTTTTATATTAAATGTCTGCCACAAGGGGGAAAGGTCATTGATACATTTATGGGCAGTGGAACAAGTCGAATTGCAGCCGACATAGCCGGAAACATTGATTTTGTTGGCTATGAATTAGACAAAGATTATTTTGAGGCACAAGAAAAAAGGTGGGCAGAGTACAAAATGCAACAAAAATTGTTTTAAATGATATTCTGCGTTGATATTGACGGAGTCCTGACCGATGGCAAAATCTGGGTCACAAAGGACGGGGACATCTCCAAAGGATTCAATTCCCGTGATCTGACGGCCATCAGGGAACTAATCGCAAACGGCCATGAGGTCCACATTGTGACCGCATCCAGTTGGCCGGGGGCAGAATCGTACCTTAAAAAGTCCGGGGCACAATTGCACATCCTTCGAAACAAAGAGGAAATCCCATTCCACTACGATGTTGCCATCGGGGACTCGGCTTGGGACATTCCAATGCTACGAAAGGCCAAGTTCATGTTTTGCCCTAAAGATGCCCAATCGGAGGTCCGGTTTATTAAGGACATAAACATCCTACCAGTCAAAGGCGGTGAGGGGGTGATGAATGAGATTGTGAATATCTTTATTTGATTATTTCCAAGATTTTTAGTATATTGTGTCCGTTAAGGTGTAGAGTAAACTAAACTTTTTAGTTTATTTTTGACCTAACAAACAAACACAATGCCAGCGGGCAGACCCATCAAATACACGGCAGACGAATTACAAACAAAGGTCAACGAATACTTTGAGGTCGAACCAAAGCCAACCATTGCCGGATTGGCCGTTCACGTTGGAGTTGAACGTAAAACTCTTTACAATTACAAAGAACAAGACGAATTATTACACATTGTAAAAGAGGCCATTGCAAGGATTGAGTCAAAGTATGAAGGCCGATTGATTTACGAAAACAATCCAACCGGGGTGATTTTTGCGTTGAAGAACATGGGTTGGAGGGACAAGGTTGAACAGGATGTCCGTGTTGAGGGGGGTGTCAAATTGATATTCCAAGATGCGGACAGTAACGATAAAGAAAACCAAGGTATTTGATCTGAATCGTAAAGCCTACGATTCGAGCAAATATCGGGTGTTGGCGAACCAAGGGTCAACCCGTAGTGGGAAGACTTATTCAATTAGTCAACTTTTAGCTCTTTACATAGCGAACAATGAGAAGGTCACAATTTCGGTGGTGTCCCCATCTTTACCCCACTTGAAACGAGGGGCAAGACGGGACATCTTGGAGATTTTGGACAAGGCTGGGCTTTATTCAGACGAGGCATTCAATAAGACCGACAACATTTACAACTTTCCCAACGGCTCATATATTGAGTTTTTTGGGGCGGAAGATAGTGGGAAGGTCAGGGGGCCGGGTCGGGATATTTTGTACATCAATGAGGCAAATTTGTTGCCGTTTACGATTTACACCCAGTTGGCACTACGAACCAAAAAGACGATTTTCCTTGACTTCAACCCGGTTGACGAAGCAAGTTGGGTTTATGAGGTAGCGGACAAAGATGGCAACATCCTGATTCATTCAACCTACAAAGACAACCCTTTTTTGCCAAAGGAACAGGTTGAGGAAATCGAAAGCCTAAAAGATGCCGACCCTAATTTGTGGAAGGTGTTTGGCTTGGGTCAAAGGGGTGCCAGTCAGGAAATCATTTA